AAAATCAAAAAAAATAAGAGATAAAGCTAAAAAGCAGGAAGCTAGAATGGTAGGAATTAAATTAAAAAGTTTGTTTGTATTAGTATCAGTATTGTTGATAACAAACTGTTCTATGATGCCCAGTGCAAAACCTGTTGAAGTCAGAACGATTGCAGAGCCAGTTTCTTTATACCATCCCCCTTTACCCCTAGAAGTAGGATTGGTAGATATTGACTGGGAAATATTAACTCCTGATTTAATGAAAGAGTACCTAGAAAATTATGAGAATGGTTCTGCTCCAGCTATTGCTTATTATTCACTAACTAGTAAAGAATACGAAAACCTATCTATGAACATGGCAGAAATCAAAAGATATTTAAGAGATACTTTATCTATTGTGAAATATTACAGAGATTATGATAAAGAAGATAATGCTGAAGAAAAGGTGTCAGAGAACAAATAATTTGATAGACTTTAGATTCATTCATTATAGGAGATTAATATGATGGGAATGATAGGAGAATGGTTAGGAATAATCACAGGTGTTGTATGCGGTGCATCAATCATTTGTGCTTTAACTCCATCACCAAAAGATGATGCCATGATTGGTAAACTCTATAAAATATTAGAGATGTTGGCATTAAATATTGGCAAAGCTAAGAAGTAATTAGCTATGTCTAAATCAGTCACGCCATTTGTATACAACGCTATACTAGAAAGGGTAATAGATGGAGACACCATAGATGTGACTCTTGATTTAGGCTTTGATGTCAAACTCCACAAACAAAGAGTGCGATTAGCAGGAATTGATACTCCTGAATCACGCACAAGAAATTTAGAAGAAAAAGCACTTGGTCTAAAAGCAAAAGAAAGACTAATAGAACTATGCGTAGGTGCTTTTAAAGTTCAGTCACTTGGAAAAGGCAAATATGGAAGAATCCTAGGAATACCTTATGATGAAAATAGTAAAAGCATTTGTCAGATACTTATTGAAGAAGGACACGCAGTTGAATACTGGGGTGGCAAAAAAACAGCTAAAGTCAGAGATGACGGAACATGGGGAGAATAATATGAAAATATCACAAGAAGGCATAGAACTTATAAAAAAATTTGAGGGATGCGAGTTAGAAGCATACAAATGTGCAGCAGGAGTTTGGACTATAGGATATGGACATACAGAAGGCGTGAATCCTAATGATGAAATGGATAAAGAAGCTGCAGAAGAATTACTTGCTTTAGATTTAGTAGTTTATGAAAAATCAGTAAATTGGATTATTACAGCACCTCTTAATCAACAGCAATTTGATGCACTTGTTTCTTTTACTTTTAATTTAGGTGAAACAAATTTATGTAATTCTACTTTGCGAAAGGTTCTCAATGAAGAAAAATATGACGAAGTGCCAAATCAAATACGAAGATGGAATAAAGCAGGTGGTAAGGTTAATGAAGGTCTTATTAGAAGAAGGGAAGCTGAAGCTTTATTGTTTGAGGGTAATAATTGGGAACATGTTTAACTCAAGATATGAGCCTATGCTGTATTTTGCATTTGCAATAATAATTTTATACATAATAACTACATGGCTTTAAGTAAAACGCAAACAAAAAGACTGGGTGGCATATTAACAGTTATGTTCGGTGATGCTATACCAAGCGATTTATTAACCACACTTATCACAGATGGTTACATTAAAGTAAATGGACAAAATTATGATCTCACGGAAAAAGGACTAGATGAAAAAAATCGTCTTTGTACTTTAGCTGGTTTAAATATTATGTATACTTCAGAAAAAAAATCTAGTTAATAAAAACTTTATTTTCTATTTGCTTAAAACCCCACATTTTTCTAAATGTAAGTTCAGCAGAATCAATATCTAGTTTAGGCTCACTATATTGTTCTCTTTCAATACAGTTAGCTACATACCATCTTTGAAAATTAACATCATATGGTGCATTATCATCATATAAAAATTCATTCATTTCTATCCCCCTTTTTTTGTATCATATCATTATGCATATTCAACCAATCAATATCTACTTCATCTTTTCTACTATCAAAGTAATACAATATTGTTGCATAGAAGTTTCTCCACATTTTATCTATGGAATTATCTAGTTTTTTAAATAATTTTTTCATAATTTGTAATCCAATTTTTAAATATTTGATATGACTCTTGTTTAGTTAAATCAAAATGTTTTCTTAGTAATCTAGGTGTTTCAAATATATTGACTTGATTGGTTTCCCTTATTGCATCAATAAATTCAAAATAATCTTTGTTTCTATATTTCATATTAGTGTAGAACCTTATCACCTAAAGGAATAAACTCCATGTATGGTTCTTCACTGTAACCTTCAGGTTTCCAGTGTAAAATACTTCTTACTTCACCAATATCTTTATCAAAAGACAATGTATCTCCTTCACTATTAGTTGTAGCTAGAATAGCTATACCAGCATATCCTTGACTTTCAACATCATTAGTAACAAATGAAAAATAACTATTTGTATTTTTTAATAACCCTTCATCATCAATATACATAATTACATTATCACCAAGTCGCACAACATCAAAATTTCTACATTGCATTATGTCTGTAAATTTTTGTGGGTCACAATTGTTATCAATTGTTTGCCATGAAAGTTCTTTTTTATATGGGTCAATTACAATTACTTTAATTAGATACTTTGATTGCATTCCGTTATACATCTGCTAACTCCTTGCAATCTTTTGCATATTGATTTATCAACATTTCTATTCTTGAATTTATAGAAGCATGACCATTTTCAAATCTAGCAATCATGCTTCTATTAGGTATACCATTGCTAAAATATCCTAAATGTTTTGCTAAATCACTTTGTGTGATACCCAATTCTTTTCTTAATTCATATAATTCTAATCCACTCATTTGATCTCCTTGTAATCAATATTTAATCTATCTAACACTGTGTGTTGCCATTCCATTAAAAACTCATGACACATGCCCTCTGTCCATTCTGTAGGGTTTAATTTTGTATCATTCCATTTGTTATACCAAATTAAAAAGGAACACCAAAATTTTGGATTGCTTTCTAGGCAAGTTCTGACTTTATATGTTTCTAACATGATGCTTTATTCCTTTTAGTTTTTAAAATATCTTTAGCATATGTGATTCTTGTACCACTTAAACCATCATCATTGTATTGATTATTGATATCAATTTTTACATGTCTTAAATTTGAAAAAGGATATTCAGAAACAACCGCATCTTTAAATATGACGTTTGTTATTTCCCATGCTCGTAAATCTCCATTAGCACCAACATAAAAACAATCATGACCAGTTTCTATTTGCACATATTTATTAACCCAGTAAGTATCCATTTTTCCTCTCACTGGAGTCATAGGAACATGTTTACTTTTTAACCATCTACAAAGTCTTTCATATGACAAACCATCTGCTGACCTTAATTCTATTTTATAAACATTTTTCATTCTCATTTCTTCAATCATTATTCACTCCTCTGCTTAAAGATGCTCTTTCATCTGAATAACCCAGTTCTTCAGTTAATATTTTTTTTATATGCTCAATATCATCAACCAACATTCTGTTTTCTTCTCTGTATTCAGCAATCGCAAGTATCATGCCATCTATTTTTGCTCTGTAATCATTATGATTGGTTGCGGTTGTATCTGAAGTCTCATGTTTTGCTAACATTCCAGCGGTATGAAGTTTTTTATTTTGATATTGTGCTTCAAATTTTTCTACTTCTTTTTGATGTTCGTTATCTGATAATATTCGTGTACACCAAATTCTAAATACATGCCCATCATTTTTAGTTTTACCAATGTATTCTTTTCTTGATGAAACTAGTTTTTTTAATTTAAATTTGCAAAGTTTTCTAAGTCTGCTGACATCACCATAGTTTTTAACTGTAAATGAATCACCAACTTTCATATCTCTCAGGACATCAATAGTATCTTGTTCAAAGTCCTGATAGTTTGCACCATATTTATTTGGCATCATTACGTTTTTTTCTAACTTAATATTTAAAGATTTCATTAATGCACCTCTTTACCAAACTTGACTGCATCATGTAATCTATTCCAGTCTCTTTTACTGATTTGTTCTTTTATATCAGGCAATCTCATGTTCCTTAAATCAAGGTCATATTTTTGAGACAATTCATTAATGATGTTAAAAACATATACTTGTCTTTTCATAATATTTCTCCAGTTTTTTTATCTACAGCTGCTATGAAACCAAAGTTGTCACGTAGCACCCAAAAGTTTTTGTATTCAGAACTTTCAGATTCAACAGGGTGGCTGTATGAAAAACCCTTATCTGAAAGATTTATTTTGTATTGATAGTCAGCCATTGCAAATGTTTCTGCTTTGTTATTTGACATTGTTACACTCTCCACTAATTTCAAAGTCATACCATTGATATAACTCTTCTTTGTTGTCTGTATAATTTTTACCAAATAAATTAGCTAATTTTTCGTCAGCTAATTCATACCCATATTCATCTATAAATTCAATCATGTTAAATTTCATGCATGACATGTTGAGGGTATGTCGCAATTTTTTTGCTGCTACTTGTATATCTGAATCATTGTTGCTCATTGTATTCTCCATATTCTTATAGTGTTTTCTGCATTTGGCATTGACCTTGTTGCAAATTTTGTATCAAAGTTGGTTTTATGATATTGCACACAGTTTCTAGCATTAATGCACTCTTGGTCACCACTTACTTCAAAACTATCTCCAACCTCTAGTGCAAATAAAGGCTCATCATATTTTACAACTTTACGTTGTCTACCTTTATTAATTGATGGTATAGGTATATTTTTATCTATTTTGATCTCCATTATGACCTCGCTAATTTATCAACTTGAGAAGCAAGATTGTCAAAGTTAGCATCTTCTAAGGCTTCTGCTGTCACAGCAAGTATTGCACCTGCGTTCCATTGTGTGAACTTACTAACAATCACTCCTAGTGCTTCCTCATCAGTAGCTTTGTAATTAGATACAAATGCTTTTTGTTTGATAGCATCTAGTAAAGTTGGTAGTACTTGTGCAACCATTTCATCAGTTGTTGCTTCTGTATTTAATGTAATGTTCATATTTTCTCCTTTCAAATTATTAACATTTTTTGTGTTCATATAGCAATTATACATTGTTTACATAAATAAACAACCCATATTGTGCAATTAATTTAATTTTTTTTAGAAAGGTAGTTCATCATCAATATGGATAAGTGATGATTTTTTTTCCCATAGTTCTTGTGCGTATTGTTTTCCAAATTCAGGATTCATACCATAGTTTTCAAACAATGCTTTTTCTGAACCAAATTTAGAGTGAAGAAGATGATGGTGATGTAGACACAAAGGTATTACATTTCTATCATCAGCTTTAAGTGACATGCCTCTAGTTCCGACCCAAGGCTTCAATAAATGATGTGCTTGTACTGTTCTGTGATGTGAAAGAAATCCTGCCTTACAAATAGTGCAAGGCAAGGTTCTGACATGAGCGCGATGTTTTTGATCTCTAAAAGGGTGCTTTGTTTTCTTCATCAAGAACTGGCATAAATGAGCAACTTAAAAATTCATTACCACTATCATGCCCTATTTTATTCCAAGCACCAAATTTGTAAGTCATTTCATCAAAGTAGACACGACCACTTACATCAGGACTTTTTGGTGATTTCTTTTCTGATTCATCATGATGATATACAAGACCTGCACTTATCATAAGTTCAAACTTTTCTTGTCCTTTATCATTTTCACTTTTTATAAGAACTCCGTATCTTTTGACACCGTTTATCATAAAGTTGCCACGTTTAATTACTTCAGATTTTGTTTCATTGAACAAAGCACCAGTTAAATTATTATCATATTCCATTTTTACTCCTTGATTATTAATCTATATTTCCAACCATTACTATTCCAAAGTCTTTTCTTTTCTACAACCTCATCACATTGCGATAGGTTATATTTGACTCTAGCATAATCTTTTCTTAAGTTTCTTATAGCTGCACTGATAGTTGGCTCACCATAAAATTTTCCTGTTTTTTCTTTTATGACTTGTTGTAATTCCCAAAAAGTCCACCATTTACCATTTCGCATACAGACAAAAACATAATCATCTAAACAATTAGGCTTCATTGTAAATCTCTAACAATTTATCATAGGCTTCTTTTGTACCATTAGTAGATGCTATTTGTGCTTTTATTATTGTATCCTTATTAAGTTTAAAAATTCTTTTGCACTCTTCACTAGCTGGGTCTGCTAAAAAAGTTCTTAAATGATGTAAATACTTTTCTTCATCATCAGTATTTATCACAACAGCTTTATTATCAGATTCTATTTTATATTTACCTTTTGTTTTTTCTTTAGCTTTTGGTGCTTCTGCTTTGTTATTGATTGCATTATCAACTTCAAACGCACTAGCGTACTCACCGCCACCTAATCCACAACATGCCAATGCACGACCTATAGCACTAGTACAACAATTTTCTAGAGCTGATGTTTTATTAACCATACCAGCTGCTCTATATTCTTCAGCATAGTCATTGCCTAACACCCTTAATTCCCCATCAATACACACGCTTACAGTGGCTTTAACGACCACTCTTGTATCATCATGGTGTATAACTTCTGTTGCTATTTGTGCATCTTCACCTAGATGTTTTCTAAAAGCATGAACTCTAGTATCTACAGTTGTGTAGTACTTTCCTTTGATGTTTACTTTATCTGAATTAGGCAGATTTGCTATTTCACTTATTGCATCATTTAATTTACTCATTATATTCTCCATAGTTTTTTTGCTGCTTCTTTTTCTGCATTAGACCATTTCCAATCATCTAAGTTTGGAAAAAATAAATCAGCAACAACATTAATATCATTACTGTAAGAAAGAACATTCATCATATTATTGGCTGCTCTTTTTACTTCATTTAGATGCATATCAACATTTGATACTGGTGTTGTAACAATTTGTTGTTTAGTAGATGTTACATATACGTAATCAATGATAGGCACACATTCTTCAGCAGCAGCATATATAGCAAGTTGCCTACTGGTTGTATCTAGCATTTTGCTTGGCAACCTATTGACAGTTTTTATATCGCGAACCACTCCTTCATACTGGAGATCAAGGTAACCTATTATAGGAACAGGTAACCAGTCAAACTCCAGCTTGATTCTTTTTTGTGTAGCTATAGGTTCTCCTAAACTTCTAAAGTGTGGAATAGCTATATCTACATAAGTGTTTATTAAATCTCTTTCTTTGGTAACTTTATTGACATCAAAAGGAATGTTCTCATCTTTTGCTTCTAATAATTTATTATCAAAAACATCTAAAGCAAACTTTTGTAATTTTTTTATTGATTCATCATTATATATAGCTTTACATATTGCATCATCAACAGCTATGCCACGCCACATTGCAGGTGAACCAAAAGAATCACGAAATCCACTAGTGTGTAAAATCCATCTTGCTGGATTGGTTATAAACTCATTAATAGAACTGGCACTTAGATACTCTATACCATGTTGTTCAAAAGGATTATTGTTCATATTATTCCAAATTATTATCAAATTAATATAGTGATGATAAGACAAAATGGGTGGATATGCAAGACATATTCTGATAGAATCATTATATGAAACTAGGAACATGGCTA